TTTAGCATTAGATCACTAACTTCATCATTACTGTTTCGCACTAAAAAATGTAAAAAGTGGTAACATTCTTGGAACATCTTCTCGTCAGTTGCCGATAAAAGCGTCAAAGAAAACACTTTATCTATTGTATCTTCGAGAGATGGATGCCGTTCAAGAGGGTAGAGGAGTGACGAAGCAACTTTATTCAAGTTTGCTATCGGCACATATCGTTCCATAAAATCATTCCGACCAAAATTTGAGCCTAAAAAGACTAGTTTTGGTGAAAGATGTTCAATTGTACGATCAACGACGGTTCCCGGCTTAAGGGTGAGTCCAAATTCGCGATACGTGTTGGTGATGATCTCGAGAAATGTGTCAACAGACATATTCAAGTGATTGAGGTTATGACCCCCAATCTGATCGTCGGAATAAATTGCTATGTAGTGGTGTTGAATCATCTCAAAAAAGGTTGGATACCTCGCAAAGGCGTGGAACCACATTTTTAAAATAATTCTAACCCAAATCAAAAGATGTGCAAGAGAGTTGTCATGTGTTGTGCAATTACTACCTGAGACATTTCCAGTCTTTCTTTGGCGAATAACACCATCAGGACAGTATATATATGCTCCACATGTATACCATTCGACAAAATCAAATAGTAATTTGTACTCTTGTGCATTTTTGTGACCACGCCGTCGTAACCTGTATGCGCCTTTCATGGCCGCACCACGGTCCCAACCGTTAACATCAGTGGTTATACGTGTGTCAAATTTCTCCAAAATTTTACCAAGGCGGTCAAAACCACCATATTCTTTGGAAAAACCACACTTAATCCACTTATGGTCACACGATTCTATCATCTTCTCATTCTGCTTATCAAAAAGAAACTTCTGATTAAGCAAGAATCGGAGCTGAGGGTTGAATGTACCACGAATTTTATACTTGAGTATATCAGAAAGCTCAAGTAACTCAATCTTGTGATTATAATCCCAAATAGGGATATCATCAGGGTCAAAGCTTTTAGGATCGACACCTAATTCAGCAAGATTTTTCATGGCATCACCTTTTGTTTTGAACCCACGTGCCTTAAGCTCGGAGCCAGGCGAGGTGGAGTCATTTACATAAAATTGATCACAATCTTCAAGCACCCCTTGTTCAAGTTCAGG